TATGTACTGGGAAGATAACGAACTCTGTTGGCGTGCTGAAAGAGCAGGGCTTGAGTTGGTTCAGTCTTATCTACCATTGAGGCATTTATCCAACTATACAACAAGCCGGACTCCAGGAGCATACGACAAACGGCCATCGAATCAAGCCTTGTTTGAGCGCATTGTGAGAGAGGGCAGGAATGCACGCTGAAGCGTGGAACTACTTGTTGGGCGAATCCAAGAAACTACCAGAAGGTTTGAAGGTAGTTGAGTTTGGCTCTCACGATGTGAACGGAAGTCCACGCCCGTTATTCGCAAATTGCGCTGAATATGTCGGTGTTGATATGTGGGCAGGAAATGGCGTGGATTGGGTCGGAAAAGCACAGGATTTTGACGGCAAGGGCAAGTTTGACGTAGTTATCACGGCTGAAGCGATGGAACACGATCCGGACGCGCAAGGGCAAATCGAGAGCGCGTGGCGGGCGTTGAAACCAGGTGGGGTGCTGATTCTCACAGCAGCAGCCGAACCGAGAGCACCGCATAGATGCAGCGGTTCATTGGGTGACATGGGCGGTGAACATTATGCAAACATTGACCCTGCCACTTTGCGAGAATGGCTTGCGGATTGGTCGGATGTAGAAGTATTGCACGATAGGGCGCACGGTGACGTTTACGCTCACGCCATGAAAGGAAGGTGCTAAATGGCACGAACAGGAATGCAGACACTAATTGACACGGTACGAGGGTTCGCCAACGCCGCCCCTGATGAATGGGAAGTCACAAGCGGCTCGTCAATTGTCACCTATTGGAGCGATGACGAAATCCAGCGTGTGTTAGACCGGCACAAGGTCGAGCACATTCACGCGCCGCTTGAACCGGTCACCTCTTATTCAGGCGGTAGCGCGGTTGTGTTGCAATATCGGACAGGGATTGGCAACATTGAAGGCGGCACGTTATTTTCGGTTGAGGGCACGTCTGGAACTGTAAGCGGATATACGGCTGATTATGCTCGCGGTATTGTGACGTTTGCAACTGACCAAAGCGGCAAGTCATTCTACTGGAGTGGATTCAGTTACGACCTTTACGCGGCTGCTGCTGACATCTGGCGGATGAAAGCGTCTCACGTGGCAGGGCTGGTTGACTTCTCGACAGACGGGCACTCGGTCAAGCGGAGTCAGCAGGCGCAACAATACCTGAACATGTCGCAATACTACCAGAGCCGCAGCGCAAGCGAGGGAGTGCAAACATCCAGAATTGTGAGGAACGACCTATGAGCATTGGCTTGACCGCACGGGAACTCGCACAAATGCGGGTTGACATTGAGGACTTGATGCCTGATACCTGCGACATTTTGAGCGTGGCTTATACATCGGACGGCGAAGGTGGAATGGCTGAAACGTGGGGCACGGCAATTGCGAATGTGGCTTGCAGAATTGACTATCGTTCCGGTTCTGAAAAGGTGACCGGCGGTGCGATCCAATCTTATAGCAAGGCGGTATTGAGCTTGCCTTATACCACCGCGCTCACGACCAAACACAGGGTCAAGCTCGATGATTTCGTTTGGGCTGTGTTGAGCGTCAACGAAGGGCAAAGTTGGGACGTGGTTAGGCGTGCTGAATTGGAGCGTGTGCAATGAGCATAAGCGTTAGTGTTGATACAAGCAAGTTGAATAAACTGCTTGGTAAAGTGCCTAGAAATAAACAAAAGGCTGTCCGTTCCGCTGCTGATTACATTCTGGGCGAATCGCAGAAGTCTAACGCGTACAAAAATCGAACCGGTTACTTGCGTGGGAGCGGAAGGGTTAGCGAATCCTACGGTGATTTTGTGAATGTTGAATACACCGCTGAATATGCCGCTTACGTTGAAATGGGCACGCGCAAAATGGGAGCGAGACCGTTTCTGAAACCGGCAGTTGAAAAAGGCGAATCCAGGCTGATTCAATTACTGAAAGAGGGGCTGCTGAAATGACCTCACCTTACAACGCGCTCAACGCGGCACTTTACACAAAATTATCAGGTGGCACGGCTCTCACAGGCGCATTGGGCGGAACGTGCATTTATCACGGGGTTGCGCCGGAAGGGGCTGCCTTGCCTTACGTGATATGGAGTTACGCGGCTGGGGGTGCTGACAATTTCACACCGCGTGAGAGTGTGCAGGAAGTTGTTTACGTCAGGGCTTATGCAGACACCGCAAAGGAAGCGGCAACAATTGATGCACATATCAACAACCTGCTATCAGGAACTTTATCCGTGACCGGCTGGAACAACTTCTGGCTGGCACGTGAAGAAGACTTTTTACTGCCAGAAATTGACGAGGCAGGAAAGCATACGTGGGCTTGCGGTGCTTACTACCGTGTGCGCATGGATAAATCATAAAAGCTATATAGGAGAACAAAATGGCTGAAATTACTGGAAAAAACTTAGTTGTAACTTGGGCGTACAGCGGTGGTACGGTGAACTTGAACACTGACTTCCGCACGCTCTCGATCAACCCGAACATCGACCTGGCTGAAACCACTGCCGGTGCTGATACCGACAAAACCTACATTGCGACAATCAAGGATGCAACGATCGAATGGTCAGGCTTGTACCAGTCGGCAGGCACGGCACTTGTTAGTGCGCTTGAAGCCGGAACAGGCGGTACATTGACCGTCTACCCTGAAGGTACTGCGTCTGGCAAGCAGAAGGATATTTATCCCGCGATAGCAATGGGTGCGAAATTGAATATCCCTTACGCCGATGTGGTTGAGATCAGCTGCACGTTCCAAAAGAACGGTCCAAAGGCATAGCACATGGTCACACTATCTAACGGACGTGAGATTGAGTACGACTGGAGCGCGATCTCACAAAAGGAATGGCGCGTGCTGATTGACAAGGAAACCGACCCTGATACCAACGACATTATCGTTGGCAAACTGGTAGGGATGAGCGCGGATGAATTGGGCGATCTGAATCCGATTGATTACCGCAAAATTGCAATCGGCATTTGGGAATCGTTCAAAAAAGAAGCCGACCTCAACGATTCAAAAAACTAAGTGGGCGCGTCTACATGGCAGCCGTCACAAAGCAAGGGATGCCGTGGGAGTTCTGGCGGTGGGAGCTTGTGAAAGAAACAGGGTGGACGCTGGATTATGTGGACGCGCTCTCGGTTGCCGATATGAACGAATGGCTGCAAGTGAGAGACGGCATGGACAAAGCGAGAAAGACGTTGGTGAAATAATATGCAAATAGCGAGTCTTTTCGCAAGTATTGGTGCAGATACTTCTGGGCTTCAAAAGGGGTTGAAAGACTCCGAAAACGCTATCAAGAAGACCGCAAAAAGCGTGGAAAAAAGCGGCGAAAGTTTCAACTTTGCTGCGATGGCAACTGGGTTCAACCAGGCTCTCGAAATCGTAAACAAAGTAGGCAATGCAATAAAAGTTGCATATGCCGCCGCGCGCGAAGGTGCAGCGATTGAATATGCCGCACAAAAGTTCGACAACCTAAGCCGTTCAATCGGCACGACATCGAGCGCCTTGATGATGGACTTACGATCAGCTGTCAAGGGCACAATGTCTGACATGGAGCTCATGGCTGGCGCATCCGATATGTTAGCGCTAGGACTGGCAAAGTCGCATGACCAAGCCGTGAGGCTAACCGCTGTGGCGGGAGCGCTTGGTTGGAACATGGATCAGCTGACCCTGACCATCACCAACGAGACCACCATGCGGCTTGACTCGCTGGGGCTTAGCCTCGAGAGCGTGAAAGGGCGTTACGAAGCACTCAAGGCAGCTGGCATCGACGGACAGCAAGCCATGACGCAAGCCGTCATTGAAGCCGGTGAAGCGATGGTCAACCTGCAAGGGCATATTGGCGACACCACGCTTGGTGCTTTCCAGAAAATGGAGGCTTCTCAGGCAAATTTCTTCGCTATGCTAAAAGCTGACTTAGCCGAGGGCATGACGTGGTGGGCGGAGTTTTGGAATAAAGCTTACGACAGTAGCACCGCACATTTGGAAGTCGCCCGGATGTCAAAAGCGCTTCAGGGTGTGTTAGAAATTGACCCGAGAAAATTTTATGAGGTCATAGAATACGAACCGCCAGCAAGCGGGTGGGAAAAATTCGTTGATATACTATTTTATGGCAGCACTGGTCGAGCGGAAAGAGCCGCCGATTCTTACAACAAGAAACTAGAAGAGATGGGTGTCTATTCCAGAAAAGCCGGCTTTGAGTTGGAAACCGTCATATCTGGGCTTGAGGGCGTTGAACTTGCCATGTTCAAGACGAAGTTC